ATTATTATTGACTACAGTCAGACCATTATTTCTAATTTAATGGCTGAAATAGGCAGTCGTACGGATGTAGAGCTAGACGTTAATTTATTACGTCACATGGTAATTAATACTATACGCAGCCATAAAGTAAAGTTTGGTAGAGAGTATGGTGAGATTGTTATTGCATGTGACAGTAAGAAGTACTGGCGTAAGCAGGTCTTCCCTTACTATAAAGCTAATAGAAAGAAAGCAAGAGAAGATTCCGGGTTTAATTGGCCGGTTATTTTCGATGCTATTAACTTAATTAAAGAAGAATTAAGAGACAATTTCCCTTACAAAGTAATTGAGGTTGAAGGTGCTGAAGCCGACGATGTGATTGCATCTATTGTTTACTGGTCATTAGATAATGATTTAAATGAAGGTGGTTTGTTTCCAACACCTAACCCTTTACTTATTATTTCAGGGGATCATGACTTTAACCAACTACAGAGATATGAACATGTCAAACAATACTCTCCGGTTCAAAAAAAGTTTGTTAAGCCAGACACAACGCCGGAGAGAGCAGTATTGGAACATATCATCAAGGGAGACAAGGGAGATGGAGTCCCAAATGTCCTTACAGCTGATGATGCAATCGTTAATGGAGAAAGGCAGCGTCCGGTTTCTTCGAAAAAGCTCGAAGAATGGGTAAATGATCCTAATACAATGCCTAAAGATGAATTGTTCGTTCGTAATTATCAACGCAATCGACTATTAGTAGATCTATCTTATATTCCATCGGATATACAGGAAAAAATAATAAATACCTTTACTAACTATCCAGTTAAAGATAAGAGTAATATTTTAAACTATTTCATCGCTAATAGAATGAAAATGATGATGGAACATTTAGGAGAATTTTGATGGTTTTGTTACAATCGGAAGTACTTGATCTATTTGAAAGAGCTAAAACGAAAGAAGAAAAAGTAGCAGTATTAAAAAAACATCAAACACCGGTGTTACAGGCTCTAATGCGTTTAAACTTTGATAAGACAGTAAAAATGGACTTACCAGAGGGAGAACCCCCATATAGGAAAGATAAAGATAAACCAGCTGGTTATAACGAATCCAACCTTATCTCCGAATACAGACGGTTTTATATTTGGTTAGATCCCAAACAAAATATTTCAAAAGTTCGCAAGGAACAATTGTTTATTGAATTGCTAGAAGGTCTGCATCATACAGAAGCTGAAGTATTGGTTCTAGCTAAAGATCGTAAACTACATAAAAAATATAAGTCACTTAAGGTAGAGATTGTCAAGGAAGCATATCCTTATACTATTCCGCCTCAACCGGAGGAGCCTAAAAAAGTCCCTTTAGAATAAAAGCCCTTTGGGACCGATGGTTTGGATATCGTGAACCTTGGGCTATAGCAGGCAGTTACTCCGAACAAGACAAACATTACAACGTCAGACTTATTAAACGTAAATTTGATAAGTAGTTGTTTTTCCTCTATAATATGATTACCTTTGGAGGTAATATGTTGATCTATACTAATACTAAGTCGCAAGTTAAACCTAAACTTAAGTCAAAAGCCGAGCGTACGGAGTACGAGGCTTGGTGTGCAAAATATGGTATTAATCCTAACGGGAAAAGCAAAGTGAAACAAGCTACTGTTCGTGGAAAGAATCCTGTCGTTGTTACAGGTGTATATCGTAGAGAGACTCCTGTTATTAAAAGTCATGACTCCGGTACTAGAGGTGCGGTTACTTGGGGTACTGGCGCTAAGGTGTATACCGGTGATAAGATGATTGGTATTGCTGCTATGCATAAGTCAAACTTAGTTCCTATTTTTCAGGAGCAAGCAGCTAAAGAGGTCTCAGCAATGAGACGTGGTTAAATTATGGAGAAATTATGAGCCTACCTAGTGATCCTAAAGCACGTAAACAAATTAAAGAATGTCTAGACCAGCTTTCAAATTCTATGTCTCGTATTGAAGGTGAACGAGATTATATTAAAGAAGCTATTAACCAAATTTGTGAAGAGCATCAACTTAGTAAAAAGACGTTTAGAAAGTTAGCTAAGACTTACCATAAGCGTAACTTTTCAGTAGAAGTCGCCCAGCATCAAGAGTTTGAAGAGATGTACTCTACTATTACTAACGAAACAGCTTTGACTTCCACATGAGAACAGTTTATAATTTAGAATGTGTGGTGGTTGATAAATTAGGTCGAGCAAAACAAACCAAACACGTTGGGGTTTATTCTTCGTTAGAAGAGGTAGAGAATGCCAAGCAAACCTTGCTAAATGCTACCACTCTACCTCTTAAATTTGAGGTTTATTTCATTGAACATATTTTTTCTTAGTCCTAATACGACACTATGTGCGCAAGAACACGTAGATAAGCATGTAGTAAAAATGACCTTGGAGTACGGTCAGTTAATGTCAACTGCCCATCGTGTATTAGACGGAACTCCTTATTATGGTAAGACTATAAACAACAGACGTATTCAAAGATTTTTACTACCGGATAAACGAGAAGAAGTAATTTGGAAAGCATCCCATTTCAATCATCCTTCAGGTATTTGGGTACGTTCTTCACAAGAACATTACCAGTGGCTGTATCAGCTATGGCTTTCCATGTTAGAAGAGTACAGTTTTCGTTATCAAAAATCTCATAAAGCTGAACGTATGAAAAGTTGGTTTGCGCAATCTCCTACCAATATCCCAAAATTAGGTTGGTTAACAGACCCTCCCCCTGCTATGCCTGATAAATACAAGGTAAGTAATAGTATCGAAAGTTATCGCAACTACTACCGAGGTGACAAACAAACATTTGCTAATTGGAAAAATCGTTCAAAACCTGAGTGGTTCTAATGCCTACATATACATTTCGTAATAAGTCTACTGGTGAAATATTTGATAAAATTATGTCATGGAATTCAAGAGTAAGTTATCTTCAAGATAATCCTGACTTAGAAGGAATTATGGGTAACCCATCATTAGGTGACCCGGTTAGGTTAGGAATTCGTAAAACAGATGACGGGTTCAGGGAGGTACTGTCGAAAATTGGTCAAGCTAATTACAAAAGCAACTTGAGTAATAAGTTATCTAGACGATGATAGAACAACCTAATAACTCCACATAAGCTATAGTACCCGCTATAGCTTTTTTTATTTCGAGGTTTTATGACTAACAAACGCGTCGCAAAATTAAATCTGGTACAACAAGAACAAGAACATCGCCAATCTAATTCACTAAAAATAAAAATAGACCATCTCAAAACCTTTGATCCATTAACAGAAAATCAAAAAAAGTTTTTTGAAGCTTACAAGCGAGGAGATTACTTTATAGCATTACATGGTGTAGCCGGTACTGGTAAAACATTTATTGCGCTATATAAAGCTTTAGAAGAAGTACTAGATAAAAGTAACCCGTTTAAAAAAATAATTATAGTGCGTTCAGCCGTACAGACTAGAGAAATGGGACATCTTCCTGGAGATGTAGATGATAAGTTAGAAATATATGAACAACCTTACCATCAAATTTGTCATACGTTATTTGAACGTAAAGATGCTTATGATCGTTTAGTAGAACAAGGATATATTGAATTTATTTCTACCTCATTCATTCGAGGTATGTCATTTGATGATGCAATTATATTAGTCGATGAAATGCAGAATATGAATTTTGAAGAGATAGATACGGTCATGACACGGGTAGGTCATCGATCAAAAATTATATGGTGTGGTGATTACAGGCAAACAGATTTAAGAAAAGCTAATGATAAATCTGGAATACTTAAGTTTTTTGACATAGCCTATCACATGGCAGCATTTACTAGAGTTGAATTTACTGCTGATGATATTGTTCGAAGTAGTTTAGTAAAAGACTATATATTAGCTAGAATGCATTATGAAGATTTACAGGATAAATAATGTATAAGTATAAACTTTGGGTTAAAATAAACGATTATCAAACAGCTGAAACTATTATTTGGGCTAATAATGATTATGAGGCAAAACTATTAGGTGAAGCACAATATGGGTTCGGTAATATTCTTAATTATACAAGAATAGACTAAGGAGACTCTATGAGTTTTGATTTTGACTTTAGAGTAGAACATGTGCGGGAGTTAGTTCCTCGTGCCCTTGGAGGCCCTGACTGGTGGTTTAATGAAATGCAGGAAGCATTTCCAAAATATGATATTATTACTGTTCCACGTGTGGCTTCTTTCATTGCACAATGTGCGCACGAAAGTGGTGGTTTTAGTATGATGGAAGAGAATTTAAATTACCGTGCTGCTACTCTTACCAAACTCTGGCCTCAACGTTACCCACCAGGTATTGCTGAACAATATGCCGGTAAACCAGAGTTGATTGCCAATAAATCCTACGGTGGTAGAATGGGTAATGGACCGGAATCGTCTGGTGATGGTTGGAAGTTTAGAGGTAGAGGTCTAATTCAACTTACCGGTAGAAGTAATTATACAGCATGTTCACGTGCTATGTTTGGTGATGATTCATTATTAGAAAATCCTGATATTTTATTTGACCCATATTATGCTATTCACTCTGCTTGTTGGTTCTGGGATAAAATGAAACTTAATCAGTATGCAGACTCTGGTGATATTTTAACCATGACAAAAAAGATTAACGGCGGTACTATTGGTTTAGCCGATAGACAAAAACATTACAAACATGCTATGGAAGTTCTTAGTCATTGAAATTTAAGCATATATCATTACCATGTGAAGTTCCCAAATTACAACAGGT